ATGACAAAGGTTATACACGTACAGTTGATGGAAGGAAGGAGGAACTACTACTTTGGTTCGATACCTGCGATTTACAGCGTTCTAACGGCTGAGGAGATAGGGATAAAGCAGTGTTCATTAGAACGCGTAGGATTGAGCAAGGGGGGCGTAGTGTTGAATAAAAAGGCATGTATCAGGGCAGGTGAACTGATACGGTCAAAGATGGCAAAATAAGCCGCTATTCAAACAGTTAAAACGCTGATTGAACGATGGTTGAACGGTTTTCGACACGTATTTGAACGGTTGGGAGCCGTTTTTCCATTTTATAGGGTCTTTAAACGGGTGATTTTGGGGTAAAAAATGGCTTTGGGGTGACACGAGGGGTGACGATTGGAGTGACAGTGAAAAACGAAATGTATCGATTGGGGTGACATTTGGGGTGACACTTTTAACATAGTTTCGACCACATTCACCCCCCTGATAAAGACGAAAAAAGACAGATTATCCACATTTTTCGCTGTTTACACCCTCCCCTTATTCCATAAGTATGGGGCATATTACCATCTTGATTGATGATAATTTTCTATAAAACCCCGTGTTTATCGGGGTTTATGGCTATATTTATGGTGTGAAATTATTAAAAAGTGTGCGCGTGGCGCATAAGGTGGTGCAGATTTCTGCAACTACCCAAGAGAATTTCTTGCATCAATATCAACGCTTAATATTATAGATTAGGTACTATAAAATAGCGCGTACATCTATTTTACCCCTATTGTGTAGCACTATTCAACATCAGAAATACTTAAGACTGTGCCAAGGCTGTCAAGAGTAAATATTTGGTTGTAAATCTGTGTTGCACCATATCCATTCTTGGCGCGGTATTTATGACGTACTATGAACCATTTTGTGTGTGGGTTCTGCGATACTGGACTCCATTCAACACCATCATAGCTTCCCGGATCGTTCAGATTCTTTTTTAAGAACTGTGTTACCTGGCGAACTGAACCGTCTAATTCGTCATTGTGTACAACAGCTACGGGCTCTTCTTTCTCTTGCGGTTCTGTCGAGTCATTAAAGATGCCTGCAGCCATTATAGATGCAACAATTAAAGCGATAATCGCTAATAGAGATAGATTAAACTTCGCCTTTTTCTTTTCCTGGGGAGTCATTTCCTCCCATTTTTTGTTTTCTTTCATATCTGTATAATATTAAGATAAATAATAATATGTGTTCAAACGATACAGTTAATGCGTACAGATGCCTTAACGATGGCGATAGCCGTGATACGGTGAAAGTCTATATCGCGTGAGGCGTAATCGGGATTTTCTGAGCCGAGCGTGATAAATGGCTCGCCCTTTTCGGACTTGCGGATATACTTCACAACAACATAGTCATCACCATCGATATCATAAGAAAGTAGATACACCTCACCATAGATAATATTCTCGATAGAAGGTGAGATTTCCTTATAAAGAATGATGTCACCCGACTTGAGTAGAGGATACATAGAGTCTCCAACAATATGTATGGCTCCATCGCATTTTGGAAGTTTGGGTATCTTGATGGTATCAATAATATTGTTTCTCTTGTTGTCGAAGAGTGTTTTCAGGCCAGCAGTCGCCTCAAAGTCGTAGAGATAGACCACCTGCGTATCTTCTTTCTTCTCTACACTCCGTGGGTGGTGTATGGGTTTAACTTCCACAATAGGCTCATATTTGTTGGACTTGAGCATATCACCATTGCCTGTGAGAAGCCATTCTGGCGAAATATTTACGCATTTTGCATAAATAACATCAATATCAAAGGTGTTTCGACTAATCCATGTATTGACAGCCTGTGGAGATATGCCTATCATACGAGCAAATTCTGACTTATTACCGCCTGCATAGTGTTCTATAAGCCTTAAAAGTCTATCTTTTTTCTCCATGATTAAACATTTTGCATAAAATAGTTGCTTGAATATTTGTTTTGTTTATGCAAAGTGTTTATCTTTGCAGCATGTTAAGTTTATTAACAGCGCCCAAAAATACGAAAAAGGGGCGAGATTTGCAAATTTTAGATAATTAAAGAATATGGAAAGTAATGTAGCAAAAGAGACTTTGCTGAAAGTAATGGACGAGAATACCTTCAGCAAATTAAAAATGAGGGGTGTTTTAAGAATTGCCTGTTCCGCACCTTGTATGACAGTGAAACTCGATAGCGTACCTAAACGTTATCGTCGTAAACTGAACGCTTCACATGTTTAGAATACATGTATGAGTATCCGTGGAGCATCATAAAGAACTTGATTGTGGCAAGCATCTCTGGCGAATGGAAATTGTCGTTCACATAGGAAATCTTTACGGAATAGTAACCTTTTTCCTTGTCGTAATAATCCTCTTCCGCCCAAAGCGCAAAAGCATTTGCGAAACTATTAAGGCAATCTATTTCAAGTTTATATTCCTCGGATGTGTTCCCATCGAGATATTTGCCCATGAAGATGGTAGTACAATTATAAAATTCAGAATTGCTCATTTTGTTAATGATTTTAATGAGGGCATAAAGTTACAAAAAACAAAAGACAAACGAATATGGAAAAGAAAATTTTTGTAGATGAGAAGGCGAAGGGACACCTGAGGAAGGTGTTCAAATGCACGAACGTGATGGTATGGAAGGCGTTGAGCTTTAAGAGCGACAGCGACCTTGCGCGGAAGATACGCTTCACGGCCTTGAAACAGCTGGGCGGCGTAGCCAACTGGGCTCTGACGGAGATGGAAACTACGCACGAGGAGACTGCCCGGACGATGACGCTGCACTTCGGCAAGCGGGTGCAACTGGTGTATGACCGCAATGACGGTAGCAGTCATGTTCTGATTGACGGCAAAGAGGCGCGTGTGGAGCACGACCTTGACGTACCGGGCTTCATGGTGCTGCAGAATGAAGTGGAAATGATGGCGATGAGCCTGTAAAATCTTAACGGGATGGAATATTACAATAAAATTCTTTGCGTGACCTACGCGGAACTGACAAGAGGATGTGAGGCTGTCATCAAGGCTGCCACCTTGAGGCAGAACATGAAGCGTGGCAATATTGTCAGCGTTCATCGTGGTGGTGGTGAGGGTAGTCAGGCCCTCTACGCATGGACCTCCCTCCCGGAGAAATACAGAAAGCGGTATATGGAACGTTACGGCGACCCAGAGCAGCGTATAAAGGAAGCAATGATGCGTGACCGTGTAAAACTGGATAGTGATGCACGCACTTGGTACACCGAGTACGAATATGAGATGAATGAGAAATTGACTAAATTAACTCCAGAACTCATTGAAGAGTACACCATCAACGCCAGCGTACTGAATGAATTGCTGAAGATGATGGCGCAGCGCCGAGCAATCCGCCAGAGCCTAAATGGCAGTACCGCGGGCGCATGGGAAGTCATTTATAAGAGTTCTGAAGCTATGCGTGATGAATATCATCACACACTTCCACAAAACCAGGCACGACTGAAGGCAAAGATTAAGGCATTCAAGGCTGACGGGTACAAGAGTCTTATCAGTGGTAAGGTCGGAAACCGTAACACGGTGAAAATGACAAAGGAATTCGGACGTCTTCTCATTGCCCTGAAGCGCAGCCGAACACCAGTCTATACCGATGCACAACTCTTCGAAGAGGGGAACCGCCGAGCAATAGAGAACGGCTGGAAACCACTGAAGAGTCTTGCATGGATGAAGCGGTGGCTATATAGTTCGGCAACACAGCAACTATGGTATGATGCCGTGCATGGTGAGAATGCCGCCCGCCTTAAATTCGGCAGGAAGCAAAAAACGAAACTCCCTACACGCCGCGATTCGCTTTGGTATGGCGACGGGACGCGCCTGAACTTGTATTATCAGGATAAGGAAGGAAATGTGCGTACGACACAGGTTTATGAGGTGATTGATGCCATGAGTGAAGTAATGCTGGGCTACTGGATAAGCGACTCAGAGGATTATGAGGCACAATATCATGCTTTCCGAATGGCTGTTCAGACCAGCGGACACAAGCCCTACGAGATTGTACATGACAACCAGGGTGGACATAAGAAACTAAACAAGGTTCAGCCGAACTCAAATGGAAAAGGCTTCTTGGACAAAATATGCCATATCCACCGTGCCACAATGCCAAACAACGGATCTTCCAAAACGATTGAGGCCATTTTCGGACGTTTTCAACAGCAGGTTCTCCACCAGTATGACAATTTCACGGGTCAGAACATCACTGCAAAGAAAACCAGCAGCCGGCCCAACCTTGAGAGCATGGAAGCCAATAAGAAAAGCTTGCCTACATTGGACGAACTGAAAGCTATCTACGCAGAAGCACGGCAGAAGTGGAACTCCATGAAGCATCCCATCTATGGTAAAAGCAGAATAGAAGTATATGAAAGCAGCATAAATGAAGAGACGCCTGTTGTAACAGCAGTAGACATGGTTGATATGTTCTGGATTATGCACGACAAGCCCGCAACGTTTACCAATCAAGGTATCACTATTGAGGTGAAAAAGCAGAAATATACATGGGAGGTATTCAAGGACGGAGAACCAGACTTGGAATGGCGCAAACTACATACGTGGGAAAAGTTCTATGTTCAATATGATCCAAACGACATGACCACAGTTAATCTCTATGCGATTGACCTTGCCGGTGGAAAACGTTTTTCAACCGTGGCACGCCCCTACTGGGAGATACACCGTGCATTGCAAGATCAGAGTGCAGAGGAAAAGACGCAGATACACAAGGTCATCGAAGCAGGTAAGAACGACCGCATAGAACGTGTAATAGCAGGCAGACGCATCGCTATTGCACATGGTACAGACCCTGAACAGAACGGACTCATCTATCCGAAGCTGAAGGGGCTTAACAAGGAGCAGCAGGAACAGGCTCAATCAAGATTTGCCCTGTATGCCAAACCTCCCCAAAAATTCACGTTGGGACAAATAACTAAGCAAATAAGTCTGACGGATTGGAGTGAGGAGGTTAATTCGAATAAAGAACAAGACATTACTGCACCGGTTAAGGTTGACATGGCTTCGGTAGCAGGAAAGTATTGAAAAGTAAAATCGTAAAAATAAAGATAATATGAAACTAACAAAAAACGAAAAGGTACAAATCCAGGAGTGCTTGAAACAGTACGTCAGCAAGTATCCAAGTCAGAACAAGGCTGCGCAGAGCCTTACAGGAACAAGTAGTGCAACCGTGAGCAGCATATTGCAGGGAAAGTGGGAAAACATCAGCGATGATATGTGGCGCAATCTTGCATCGCAGTTAGGTACAAGTGCAGGCGTGGACTGGCAGGTGGTTGAGACAAAGGCTTTTCAGGAAATGACCCTCGTCATGCAAGATGCCCAGGCTGTGAAGAATGTCACGTGGATTGTGGGCGAGGCTGGCTGCGGCAAAACCACCACAGCGCGCCTCTATGCTACCGAAAACAGCGAGGTGTTTTACATCTTGTGCTCTGAAGACATGAAGAAGAGCGACTTCATTCGCGAGATTGCACGCCGCATCGGTCAGCGCACCGAGGGCTACAGCATCAGAGAGTTGCTCGACCGCATCATTGATGATCTTATTCAGATGGAGGCACCGTTGCTTCTTTTTGACGAAGCCGACAAACTGCCGGAGCGCGTTTTTCATTATTTCATTGACCTTTACAATCGCTTGGAGGACAAATGCGGCATCGTCTTTTTCTCAACAAGCTACATCAAGCGTCGCATGACCATGGGGCTGCGCTATAGCAAATGCGGCTACAATGAAATCCACTCGCGCATCGGCCGCAAGTTCTATGAATTGGAACAGACCGCCCCTCATGATGTGTATGCAATCTGCATGGCAAATGGTGTGACAGACAAAGGACGCATCTCGGAGGTTGTTAAAGATGCAGAAGAATATGAATTCGACCTGCGGCGCGTGAAGAAGAATATTCATAGAGTTAAATTGATGGCTGCTCAAACAGCGAAAAATCAGCGTTTAAACAGCGGTAAAACAGCGGAATAATGAACAGGGCAATGTCAGTAACCGATATGCTGCGTATGAAGAAAGAAACCTATCCTTTTGAAGGAGAATGGGCCGACGCCTTCGGAGCACCGGAGCGAGGAGGCGTATGGTTCATTTGGGGACGTTCTGGAAGCGGTAAGACCAGCTTCACGATGAAGCTCTGCAAAGAGTTGGCAAATTACGGGAAGATAGCCTACAATTCCTTGGAAGAAGGTTTCTCCCTGACAATGAAGAATGCACTTATAGAGGCAGGTATGCAGGACGTTGCACGGCGGTTTATCCTCATCAGTGAAAGCATGAAAGACCTTGACGGCCGTCTCAAGAAGCACAAAAGCCCGGATATCATTGTGATAGACAGCTTTCAGTACACACAGATGAGCTTTAAGGATTATCAGAAGTTTAAGAACCGACACCGGGATAAGCTGCTCATCTTCATCAGTCAGGCAGAAGGAAACAAGCCTTCAGGTCGTACAGCGGTGAGTGTGATGTATGATGCAGCCCTGAAGATATGGGTGGAGGGTTATCGGGCAATCAGCAAAGGCAGGTATTTCGGAAGCAAGGGCTATTACACTATATGGGAGGAAAGAGCAAACATATATTGGGGGAAAACTAAAGAGTAAAGCTATGGCAAACAAGCGAGACAACCTACTCTACAGGTTACGGAAGAAGGGCGTGAGGGTCAACACGCGCGAGCACACCATCTTCTTCGGCGTTGGTGGCGAGCCGTTCAAGATAAGGCAGATAATACGGCTGTGCCGTGAGTTTCATTTCAATGTGCAATTAGTAATTGAGTAAAAAATATGAGCAAGGAAAAACGAATAATAGAAATAGTCCCCGGCCTGATGAGTCCAGGAGGGAGTATGAAAGAGTGTTTTTTGAGCCGTGGCCACGTGTGCACCTATTGTCAGGGCAACGGCTACCACTGGCAGGAAAACTGCTATCGTGAACGCTACAAGCAAGGATGCCCTATTTGTAAAGGCAGCGGACGG